CTTAACTCGCGAAATTGGTCCAAACTCATGTTGGCCCAGCGAGAACTGCCCAATACGCATACTATATGTGGAAGCTTACCAATGGCGTCCAAGGTAGGCTTTTCACTCGTGATTATGACCTCGGTGTCTTCCTGTTCGGGACGCCAACGCATGCCGCAACCCTCTGGAAAATCTCTGAACAGATTTTGCAGGAAGTAGACGAACACGCGCGTGAGATGCAGCATCGGGTCGGAGGCGAAGCTGGGATCTGTCGGGTCAAAGTCTGACCCTACGCTCTCCATGGAGCGAATGCCTTTGGTGCTACTCGCGCTCATAGACATCCTGCACAGTAGACTTGGGAACCATGTCTGCCTGTTCAGCCAACCGCCGGCGTTCTTCGTCTTTTTGCCGTGCGTCCTCTATCCTACGCTGTGCTTCCGAGAATGCATTCATGGCCGCCATAGAGCTCAGGCCACCTAGTACGCCCACACCCTTGCTCAGAAGGCCGAGCCTAGGCTCAGAGATAGGACGCTGCATGAGTTTGCGTATACCCATGCTACCCAGCTCGCCCAAACCTCTGCCTACACCATATCCGGCAGCGCCGGCCCCAACGTTCTTCAAGAACTGAAGCCACATTTCGCGTTTGAACTGCGAACGGTAAGGTTCTTCCTGGGGAAGAACCTCGGCTGTCTTTATGAACAACAGCTCTTGCGTCAGAGCATTGAGTGTCTCTTGCTTCATAGATTACCAATGCTTCCATCGGGGATGGGTGCACTAGAAATAGGCTTACGCACATCCACATCGTGTGCGTTGATGAACTCTCTTTCGGGTGAACTAAGCATATCAACGTTGATGGGCACCTTGTACCTAATATCTCCGGCCAAGTATCGTCGAACTTTCAGTTCCTGTCTAAGCGTAGCTCTAAGTTTCTCTGTCGGTGTCCTACTATTCACATACCATCGCTTGTTTTCCGCCTCTACAATCATATCAAGAGGCTTGACGGGCGGGAAGGCTGATAGTCGTGCGCTTGTCTCCTCAAACTGGCGGTCACCCTCATCGGTCTTCTGTACTGTCGTTGTGCTGGGGTCTATCTGAATGTAAATCTGAATTGGCGAGGCATAACCGCCCACGTATGTAGTGTCGTAGCACGTCTCGCAGTTTTGTTGTTTGGCGCGACCTATCGAGTTGCCCTTCGTACCGCGGTCCCAGCAATGTACACAGTGCTGCCCAGCTGTAAGTCGGGGAAACAATATTGCCGGCCGACCGGCTTTCTCTTTGTACAACAACTGCTGTCGGCGCTGGATCTCAAGGGCGACCAAGTCCGGGGGTGCAGCATGATACTGCGGACCAAATTCCTTAGTCTCTTGGGTTTTGATGTTTACCGCGCGTAGCATGTAATAGTACGTGCGCCAGTTATGGATCATATGAACGTTCGGATCCCGAAGCATGTACGTGTTGAAGAACGGGCCGGCTATGACATTGAACGGTCCAGCCGGACCATCTTGACTGCGCAGCACGTAGAACTGGTAATGCGAGATATCTTCCTCGGTTGCCAGTATGTCCCAAAAGACATCCAGGTGATCGAGGTCGAAGCTGCGCACACTGATGGACGTTACTTCGATCATGGTTAGCCAAGCTTCATGGCGTCCAACATATTTTCAATGTCTTGAACAGACAGTCCGCCTTTGTGCTGTGCTACACGAGCGACTGCCACAGCCTGCGAACGCTGGCCAGCTTGGTAACCTTCACGTTTAGCCTGGGCAAGTTCCTCAAGAGCGTTCTTGATCTGCGGTCGTTGTACTGTAACCTTCTCCGGTACGCTTAGACCGCCGGCAAGGCCGCCTATTGCTGCACCCGTACCCGCGCCTATGAGTGCACCTCGAGCGCGGTTTTCAGGTTGATCTGCCGAAACATAGCCAAGTCCGCCACCCAGTAAACCACCCGAAGCCGCACCAATAGTGGCGGGATTGGTCAGAAACTGTTTAATGGAACTGCCTACGCCACTGAGTTTCTTCTTTCCCGGAAGTTTCACACCCGGCGGAGAATGGCGTAGCCCCTCACCAAGGTCTCTCCAGTGCTCCGGACCTGCCACTTCTTTTGCCTTCGACTCAAAAGAAGAAGACAGCCTGCTTGCTACGTCTGCAGCCTGTTGTCGCTTACGAATAGGAAGCCCGGCCTTTTCCGCCACACTGCGAGTACGAGCGGTAGCGTGATACAGCCAAGGCAGACTACGCTTTGATACGGCCTTCTGAAAACCTAAGGCCGCCCCACACTTCGTGCTAGAGATCTTCTCGGGCTCTAGCTCCCTTGGGTAAAACCCTGGCCGAGTTCCAGCCCCTCTCCAATACCTTGTTGTTCAGCCACACGTTGTCGGGCGAGTTCTACCATACGGTCAGCCAACGCCTCTTCTGCTCCATGCTCGACACCAAGTCCTCGGCCAGCCATTGCACCAGCGGCACCCATTACGGGCGCTGCCGCATAACCCCATGGTCCCACTTTTCCTTGAAGCATGCGGCCGATTCCAGCGCCGATACCCGTGCCTGCGAGACCTCCGGCTACTCCGCCACCAATTCCCCAACGTTTTGCGCGACCAGGAATGTCCTCGCGTTCACGCGCTTCCTCGATGGCCGACTGCAGGTCGTCCTTGGTAAGGTCTATGACACCCAGCTTGGCGACTTTCTGCAAAATCATCTCTGCCCCGCTCGGCAATACGGCACTGGCTACTTTACCGAACTCTTCCAGGCTCGAGATCGACAACTTCTCCATCAATGCGGCCAGTTCATTGGCCGGCGCAGATCCAATCTTTTGAAGCGCCAATACAAGTGGGTTAGCCGACGCCATCTTTGGCACTGCCATGGGTGTGGGTGCCTTGACTCCGCCGCCCATCATGTTCTTGATACCGCCCATCATCTTCTGACCCAGACCTTGGCCGGCAGACATCTCTTTGGCTGACAATGCTCCACCACCCACACCGCGCATCATTGGTGCGGCTTTCTGTGCTGCGGTAGCCATTGGACGGGCGGCCTTGGCTGCGCCGCCAATAGCTGTGGTTGTACGTGCGCCAAGTGCAGGCATAGCCTTACCGAGCATGGACATGCCGATGGCGGCTTTCTGCAAACCCGGGTCCGCCAGGACTTCGGTGATGGGATTAGCGCTGGCTTTCTTCTGCTTCTCTTCCCGCTGTTTCTGCATGAGTGTCCGCAGACCCAGTTCACCCACATCCTCAACAAACGGCAGTACTTTGCGCAAGTCGTCTGCCGCCGAGGCTTTCTTTTTCATTCCCTTATTCAAATATTCCTTTTTCCAAGCATCCAGTTTGGTAAACGCCTCTTCATGCTTTTTTATACGAGCAGCGTGCTGCGCGGTAGACATCCCTTGAGGGCGCGGAAAATTTCGCTTAACGTGGTGCAAACCAAGCTCCGCAGCTTTCTGGTTTTTAGCCTGTCTGTACAGATGCTTTGCTGCTCCCGTCAAATTCTTCGGAACAACGCCTGCCAGCTTCATCAACTGCTCTTCCGGCAAGGCCGCATAGGCGGCGTCTTCACCAGCCTGCTCATGCTGTTGGGCGACCACGTTCTCAAGGTATTTTTGGATGTCTGACATTGAGCTCTCCTTCAACATACTGCCAGTCTTTTTCGTCTGCTTTTGCTTACGCCACTCGCGCATATTAGCATGGTAGAGATGATGGGCGTCAGCAACAAATGTAGGCAAGTCTTTCATCTACGGCCTCTACACGTAGTAGAACAACCACCACGTACCGCGCACCCACCAGATGCTGACTATCTTGCTCTGGACAATGGCGTTCGTGGCTACAAACGCAACCATTTCAGCTGGTGTCTTAAACTGTTCGGCTTTCATCGTGTCTCCCTCTTGGTCTACAAGTCAACCGCCAGTATAGCGAGAACCAAGTGCAGGTGGAACAGCTAAAAGAGAGGCCGGCGCCTCTCCAAGTTACGACCACTTTGATCATTCGATAGTGGAGTCTAGATATTCCCCCAGCTCATCCTAGGTGTAGTTACTATTGTCAATTTATTTTTTATTATACGCTAAATTAAAATGCTCAGAGGGCACCGAAGAAGGAATTGACAAAATAGAGTTCGCTATGAACTCCAGAAGGCCCACCACTCAGGGCATTGGCGATGTTGAGGGCAATCAGACAGCGCATCTTCTTCTCTTCATACTCGTTCTTCATCGCCTGCAACCAGCTCTGGATAAGCTGTGGGTTTTCCGTCTGCACACTCATACCCCCGTCTGAGTACGCGAGATAGTTGCGCATGTGCAGAATACCCAGGCTCTCGAGTGCACGGATGATCACGCCCTTTATAAACAGACTTTGCCAGCCGTGACTGATTACGGTTCCTAACGTCTGGCCGATAAACGGAGGAGTGGCTTGCCAATCGCTGGCTGTGTCAATCACACACCATCTGAGATGCCGAGGACTATGGTCCCATTTTGAGGTAAGTCGGTTGAGCACTGGATAATCGCGCATGAACTCGCGCGCATACGCAGCCAATTGGACAATCAGCGGATCTGCCAGGTCAGGCAGTGTCTGATCATCTGCACCCGCCAGTTGGGGATTCAACGGTGGCGTTGGCTGCTGCACTGACTAGCTCTCCCATGACTTCTTTTGCCGTTTGCCGCCCTTGCTCTCGTGAAGCACCTTCTCTACTGTCGCTGGTGCTGCATCCGCAATGGCTGCCACAGGCAGTTCACCGTGCGCTCTGGCCGAACCCTTAGGATAGGGTGCCCTGACCGGCTTCTTTGACTGTGCATAGGCTACAGGCGGTTGTGCACCGATGAACACCAGACGCTTTTCCACATCTTCCTGGAGCTTGTGGGCGTTCTTCAGCATCTCGCTATCAACCTGCACATAACGGCCAGGCAGACAACTACGACCCAGAATCATCAAAGTTTGTGACTTGACCTTTGTCGTCGGGTCGTCAGTGATATTCCAAACTCGTTCTGTACTCATCGTGATCTCCTACCCTTATGCTTTGCCGGTGCTTCCTCTACCTTCGGCTCTTCAGCCTTAGCCTTCGGCTCTTCTACCTTCGGCTCTTCAGCTTTTGGTTCCTCTTTTGGCTCTTCTACTTTGACTTCCTCTTTGGAGGTCTCAGTTGTAGCCGCGGGTTCCTCAGCAGGCTCTTCCGGCGTTTCAGGCGCTTCAGGCGGCGCCACAGGTTCCAGAACTTCTGGAGTACCTTCTTCGGCAGCTGGCTTTTCCTGCTCAGGTGCCATCCCTTCGATTCCGTGGAGGTATCCATATTCTTTGACCAATGCCTGGCGCTCTTTGTCTATGACAAGATCCATCTTAAGCCCGGCAGCAATCTTGCCCGCGTACTCAGGCAAGTCGACCAGGGAAATTGGACGTAGAGAAACCGGGTCAATGACTTCAATCATGCCCACGGTCACGCCTTCGATAAAACGCGAGAAATCTTTGATGAACACAGAATGACCAAATTCGGTCGTTCGTGCGTTCTGCCGGCGGATGCGCTGGCCGTCACTCAGCATGAACCGTTGACGACGGTATCCCGCACGGTCGGCCCGGATGCGCCGACTGGTGGCACTGCGACCAAGATGCCGGACAAGTATGTAATTCTGCGGCTTTACCACTTGCTCTGCTGGCTTAGCCTCAGTCTTGGCCGCCGGTACAACCAGCGCTTCAGTTGCTTGTGGCTTCTGTGCTTCGTTGACGTCTGACATTGTTGTCTCCCACTAAGAAAAGACAGGGTCTATTCACGGAGACGGTCTACCGTACTGCTTGCTCTTGGGGAACAACCAAGTACGGTAGACCCGTAACTCCATGAAAAGAGTACTAGAACTGGTTGACGTACGGGAAGTGAAGCCCGTAATCGACCCTATTGTTCTCAGCACCCAGGTCTTCCTCAGCCTTCGGCAACTTGTCACCGTACCCGGTGTCAGTTGCGGTCGGCCGGACGGAACCGCGGTAGAGCTCGAGCTTGCGCACGGCCGCCACGTTCACGATACCCATGCCGATATCTTCCCAGCTCTGCCAAGTGATGACATTGGCGATCTTGTCAATGTAGAACTTGGTGTTGTTGAGAATGTAGAACTTGCCGAAGAACTGCGGAGCGGCAAATACGTACACGTTACCTGGACGAAGGATGTCGGTCTTGATAGTCCGGACAACCTTACGGCCGAGCAGCGTGTTGTACTTGTAGCCATCCACCACGGTTTCAGACTGGATTCTGTCGCCGAAGTCCTCAACAGTCCACTGCAGCACGTCATCATGATCGACTTCGGTCATGAGAACGCGCTCAGAGCGCAACCGGTTGCCGTCCAAGAGCTTGAACAGGTTGACGAAGTCTGGCCGTTGAATGGGCCACACATCAAAGGTAACGCCATCGGCGTTGAGCGCCAGCTCACCCTTGATAACCGACACGGCCTTCGCGTTCGCATTGCCGGCGCGAATGCTGGTGGCATTGTAGGCAACGCCAACGGTCGCATTGGTCTCTGTCTGCAAGGCTTGAATGGCGGATTCGATGTGGCGTGTGAATTCCCGGTCTTCGATTTCCTGGATGTCCTTCACCGAGTTGTCTTCGATGATCTTGGTGATGGGCATCTCGTAGGCCAGCAACTCTTGTTCGTTCTTCTCGAACTTCTCAGAGCTGATGGTGAAGAAGGGGATCTCCGCACGTGCACCCCGGATGAACCGGGCAGTCGGCTGATCGCGGAACGTGATTGCCATTGCCCGACTTTGGGGCTCGACATCCACGATCTTGACCAGCGTGTCGTGATTGACCGACCGTTGGCAGTCTGCCCGAGTCACTTGCTCTGGGGGCAGAATGTGGCGTGAATACGCAACTTCACGCAGACGGTCACGGATCCATGAACCACCGAGCTCGGACAACTTGGTCTTTCCCTCGGCGGAGTCCAACCTTTGGTTGAACAATTCGATTGTAGCCTGAACCATACTCATGACAAAACTCCTTTTCCTTATGTCCGTTAGGACTCACTTGCCCGCCGAAGGGCTAGTTGTATCGGATGAATCGCAGCCAGCCGTTATTGACGGCTGGAAGCCGGGTAGCGTAACCAATCACGTACCCAGTGGTTGCTTTCTTGAGCGCTCGACGAACGATACCACCGATGGTGACGTTCGTGATCTCAAGAGGATCACCCACGGCAAGACCCGTGGAATCCATGATCTTGGTGTCCGCCTCGTACCAACCCAGGTACAAGAACGGGCCCTTTTGCAGAGCCTGGGTCTCATAACGGCCACGCTCAGCAAAGTAGACGAACGACGGAACTACCGCCGGATTGGCCGAGCCGCGCGCCATCTTGTAGGTGCCGTCGAGTTCCAAGAACTCTCCGTCAACCAAAGGTTGCGCATTGTTCGGATCGAGAATGGCGGGAACCGTCAACTCGAACGGACGACGGTGAATTGTCTGAAATTCACTGATCAGCTTGAAATTGATAACGTAACTCATGACTCTCTACCTCCAAATGGTTTGTTTCTCAGGTGTGGCGTGCGACTACTCTGCTGACTCTCCAGTCAGAATGAAGTTTTCAAACGCCGATGTTGCCCCATCACCCGGTTGGTCGGACAGATTGCCAAGAATACGGTTTTGCGGGGCTGCCAACTTGACGGCCTCTTCCGTAACCTTGAGATCTTCCGCACGCGCAAGTGCTGCACGCTTTTCCTCATAGGAGAGTTCAGGCTGCAAGCCCTTCTCTTCCATGTCCCGAGCAATCTTCTCAATCCGCTCGCCCTTCTCTTTGGCGGCCAACTTCTCTCGAAGTTGATCGCGTTCTCCTGTCAGGCTACGGATAGCGGCCCCAGCCTGTTTCAGGAGAGCCGACGCATCATTTGAACTGATCTTGTTCATCTTGGTCTTTCCTCCTAGATTAAAGGTTGGGTGCGGCGCCTTGGTTGTCTTGCTGACTTCCACCCGGCAGACCAAACTGTCCTGCCTTGACGCCGACTTGATCTTCTCCGCCACCCTCAGCAGGAGGGGCTTCACCCTCTGGGGGCATGGCTGCTTCCGCTGCTTCGGCTTGACCTGCCTCATCAGCTTGAGTAGCCAGCACGGTATGCGCGGCCAAAAGCTCTTCCGGGGTTACCCCTGCGCTGGCAGCCGCCAAAGCCTCGTCGGACGGCATGCCGGCTTCTGCGCCTTCCATGCCCTCCATACCTTCCATACCCTCCATACCTTCTGGTGGCATAGCACCAGGAGGCATTGCGCCTGGAGGCATGGCCTCAGGTGGCATAGGCTGTGCGCCCTGTGCACCTTGAGCTGCGGCTGCCAGGTCTTCGGGAGACAATGCTCCTTCTTCACCTGCCACACCGCTGCCAGCCTCTTGCGCGGCTTTGACAAGCTCGCTCAGCAGAAAAGCGTTTTCACGCGACTGCCCTGCAAACTTACGGAGAAGCTCTCGAGCCGCCGAAATCTTCACACCCGCACTGGAGGTGTTATCCAGAGACTCACTGAGCACGTGATCATGAGCTGCTGACATGGCAGGCTCAGTCAACACTTCATTCAATGCACTCTTGTTCTGTCCCTTGGCCTGTGCCTTGGTAGCATTGATAACCGACTCATTGCTGGACAAGAGTTCGCGACCTGCGCCTTCCCCACTATTGGGTGCGCATTCACGTGGAGTACCCTCACCGGCTTCGTAGCCCTGTGAGAGCTGACTGGGGATACCAGCTGCCGTCTGCAGGTCTGGAGCAGTCCCACCAACAATGACTGCTGGGTTGATGGCATCCTCGGCCACCTTGATCTGCTCGCCAGTCATCATGGACACCATTGCAGCAGCCACCTTAGTCGGCACACCCGACTTCTTGGCGGTAAACAACAGAGCTTGAGCCTTCTTGCTCAGGTCTGCGTTTGCTGACGGTAGCTTTTGCTGGTGCTTAGACACCTGTGTCCGATTCTCGGACTCTGTGCGCACCAAAGCCGCGGCCTTCTTTCGCTTGGCAGCCTGCTTGAGCACGTTCTCAGGCTGAGGCGGCATCATCATGCCCTTGTTGGTGGCCATGGCATTGGGAGCCGAAGGTTCAGTCGGCTTCTCGTCTGGCGTGGTCTCCTTCGGAGTCACGTGAGCACCCGTAGCCTCACCCGATTGGCCAGCTTCCGCAGGATTTTCACCCGGCGTCATAGCTGGTTCAGCCTTCATAGCCGAATCGTCGCCACCCGGATTTGGTGCAGCATTATCCATTGGAGGTTTGACAGGAGATTGGCTGTCAGCCGGAGCTTCCTTCGTCTGATGGCTGCCCTTGTCTGCCTCGCCTCGATAGCCAGCCATGCTGGGCTCTGGAGGTGCTACGTTTCCAATCTCAAACGCTTGCTTTTGAAGCGCTTTCTGAATGGCCACGTATTCAGCCAACTTCTCCCGCGGACTACGAGTATCAATCACCTCTACAAGATGATCGGACAAGTAATCGCACGCGTTTGCCAACTTAGACAGTACTTCAGAGGTGTAAATCTCTGAGCGCACTGGCTTGCTGGCTGCCACTGTTACCGCCGCAGTCTTACTGAAACCCGTGGCAGACTCCATCTGAGCCCGCTTTTC